ACAGTAGAAAAAATTTTTGTGCCTTCAACGACATTTATAATTACACTTTCAATGTTTGCTATTGTATTTGATGACATCAGGCTCTATTTCCCTCAACACCTCTAAATTTTTCATATGTCCGCATCCCGCCAAGACCAAGCAAAGCAAAAAGCACTGCAATAAGACTGCCCGTATCAAGAACAGGAGCTGTGATGTTTTTACCCGTCAATTTAACGATCCACTCGAAAATTGGGCTGCCTATAAATTGCCAGCCAAGAGAAAAGCCACATATCCAGCCAACAAATGGACGCCAGCCCGAGACAAAAAAATTAGGATTTTTTGCCTCCTCAAGATTGATATCTGTTTGTGCCTTTGTGAGTAGAAATTCTATCTCGAGTGCTCTCTGTTCAAGCTCTGCCTTTTTCTCTGGGCTTATTTCACCTGTTATTGCCTGCCTTATGTCTTTGGCAAATTGTCCAACAGATGATAAAAGCCCTGATGCACCACCTGCTAATATGTCACTGATTATGCTCATTTTATACCTTCGCTATAGCGTCTCTAATAAACAACATTCCAAGTCCAGTTAAAGCCTGTGTTAGAGCATTTGAGAGCGTGTATTCTTTTGCAATATAGCCAGCTATAGCCACAATAATCATAGTTAAGGCCGTCCAGTTAGTTTTACTTGTAAAGAAGTCTTTTGAGGATTGATTGAACATTATTCCTCCTCGGAGTAGAATTCATGTTTGCCTATTACGGCAACAAGCTGCATTTTATCTGCCCAGTCGGCTTTACAATTTTTCGTTTTGTAGTGCGTAGCCCCGCTAACATTGTCTTTCAGCATTGTAATATCGTTTGGATCGAGAAATTTGCTTGCAATCTCATAGCATTCACGTAGTGCCTTATCTTTTTGAAAGAAGCTATCCCAGTTTTGTGCGATGGCAAGAAGTTTTAATCTATTAGGGTCATTGTCGTTGAAACACGAGAACTGAAACGGTTTTAGAATCACGTCCTTTATAGTCTTTCCAAACCAGCCGCCCTTTTTAAGCCTGTTCAAAATTACAGATGCAACCCCCACCTTTCCCCCATAAGATTCACCCCTTGCCTCACCATATATGACAAGGGCAAGAAGTTTATCATCGTCTAATTCTCTAAAAACCTTATTTTTATCTTCTGTTCTCATTTATTCTGCCCATCTATTTCTCTATTTATCAGCCACCTTATATCGCTTTTAATCTCATCCAAATCACTTGAGATTGTACTAAATTTTTCGCTTATATTTTGCTGAATTATTGCACATACTTTATCGTGTTCTTTTTTTAACATAAAACCATTATTGTCTTTGCCACGCATTTTAATCACTGATATAATCACCGCTGCTGTTGGAATTGCCACACCCACTATGGATATTGCAATTGACATCTCCATCATGCCCCCACTTCTGCAAGATATAACTTTACGGTTCCAATATCTGTATTGAGTTTTTCTTTAATGCAATAATTTGTTGAATTAATCGATATTGTGTCTCCTCTATTCAGAGAGGATGCGTCTGATGCCTTCACTTCAGCCACAAATCTATATGCCTCGAGGCCGGGTGGAATATCTATATCCATCGTGCGTCCAGATTCAAAAAAGAAGATGACATCAAAAGATGATTTACCGTGCGTCGCTGTCACGGCAAAATCAGAAAATAAAATATTGATGTCATCTTCCCAGAAATTAGCCATACTGTTTTATCCCCAATGCCTGGACAGAGAATTCAAATTCAGGATTTGTTCCGTCTATTACAGCCACGGCCCTGACGTATTTTTTCAATCCATCCACATTCAGGGTTATCCTCTGATATGATGCACTATCTTTAACAGTATCGAATACACCACCCGTTATGTTCGTCCAGGTGGAATTATCTGCACTCTCTTGAATTTTCACATCAAGAGTTGGGGCTTTCGCTGCCTCTGTCTGTGTTATTGCTGCGCCCATCACGGAAAAGGCATATGCTGGTGCTGTTCCATTAATAGTGGCTACAGCCCGAATATATTTCTTTCTATCTTTCTCAGCTATGGTAATCATTTCACGGGCAGCGCTATCTGTCACCTGGTCAAAAGCAGCGCCTGATATGTCATCCCATGTTGAATTATCTCCGCTTTTTTGAATTTTTACATCAAGAGTTGCGCTTGAATCTATACTATATGCAAATCCTGTGACTGATAAAGTATAATTCGGTGTTCCTCCACCCACATCAGCATAGGCACGGATATATTTATCAAGGTCGGCAGATGCAATCTTAATCATCTGCAAAGACGCAGAAGATGTCACCTGAGTAAAAGCAGCGCCTGATATGTCATCCCATTCTGAATTATCTTCGCTTTTTTGAATTTTTACATCAAGGGAGTCATTACCGCCCGCTTCGACACTTAAAATAACATAAACATCACCGCTGTATCCCGATACATCTACACCTGTTCCTGTTGTATCAGCCGTTATTGTCTGATTTGCCAGTAGAGAAAATTCATTAATAGTGCCAACAGGAGCGCAATTGAGAAGCAAATTAATATCTCCACTGTATGATGACACATCAACGGCCTCTCCGTTTTCAGATGCTGTTCTTGTGGCAACTGAAAAAAGTTCTATCGCCTGTGATTCTTCTGTTATATCTGACCCTGCTGCACTGTTTAAAATGAAGGTCATCTGACCTACATAATTGCTTATATCTACAGCACTTCCATTTGTCGTGCCCTTTGTGCGTGCTGCAGTAGACAGCAATTGTATAAGATCTCCTGTTGCTCCAATCATCTTTTCTTACCTCCTTTAAAGGTTTTTTGCGTGTCCTTTTTATCTTCTTTTTCTATCTTCTCTTGAGGCTCGTATTTTTCAGCTTTTTTAATGGCAACTAAAAATTTTGCATCCTTTTCAGGAATATCCACAATTTCACCAATACTTGTTGCCCTTCCTGCTGCTATACATGCCCTTAAGATCTTAACCAGCATATAACCTCCAGAAGATACCCCGGTATCCCCGGGGTATCTTTTATATCACTGTCTGTTATGTCTTCGCATCTTTGATTACAGCAAAGCTCTCGAGATGTCTTACTGCTACATCAACATCCTGAAGGACACGCACCCTGACTGTCCCTGCTGCACCGCCTGTATATGGGTCAATAAGGATATCAAGAGCACCCCACTCGCCAATGATGAGATCTGACCAGTTACCGAAGAAAATGGCTGAGAGATTGGATCCACCACCACTGGTTGTCAGGTTAGATGGCACCTGATTTGACACATATGCGTAGTATCCATTCAGATCGCCCACACCTGGTCTATCCGATTTCTGCCATACCATTGTCTCACCATTCGTGGCGGTAATAAGTGTCTTTTTGAGATATCCCCTCACCTTCGCATTAGTGAGATAGGCAAGAGCACCAATATCAGCATTATCTACAGCCACTTCAGTCTCCAGGTCTACGATATCACCCCATGCAGGATAATCGCCTTTTTCGCTGTCGCCAGAAGCATGACACCACACAACGCCTATACCACTTGTGTTTATTATGCCCGTGGGCTGTCCAGACGCACTTGATCCAGTGAGACATGCAGCGTCTATTGCAAGGGCTAAAGTTGTGGCGAGGTCTGCCCTGACAAACGCCTCAACATCAATAGATGACTGAAGGAGTAATTTTCTTGTGATGTCTGTATATGTTCCCACTGTTTTAGGGGTGAGTGGCACCTGACCGAATGTCTGGGTGCTCTCTGTGGGTGTATTGCCTTCTGATACCCAGTATCCTGTGGCGCCCCCCGCTTGCTTCGGTATTGCTATATCACCCACGAGGCCGCCGAGTATTCTTGCTCCGAGCTGACGGACCAACATTTTATTACGAAGCATCTCAATAAACTGGGATGCAAGGAGTTCGGTTGCAACAGTATATCCACCATATTCGCCAGAGCCACCTGATTTTGCAAGATCCCTTGTCAGGACATCGTACGGAACAAAAAATCCCTGTGGCTGTTTGCCGAGCCTCTTTGCTACTGCATCGGATGCCTCTTTCTCAAAGGGGGCTTTGCTCCAGTCATGATGCAGCATGGCGTTTATCGCCCTTAAAATACGATATTCCTTAACTTCCTTATCGCTCATGCCGATATTTGCATCGATATTTACCTTGCGTGCATTATACACGTGCTCAAGCACCATGCCTTTAAAATCCTCTACGCTTGTCCCTTCAGAAATGGCCTTTGTGGCAAGCTCACGACAGTTGTGCTTTTCGGCTATGGCCATGATTTCAGCTACCCTCTGCTGTTCTGCTTTTTTGGCCTCTTCTCTTACCTTGTTGACATCGATTTTTATTTCTTCCATGTTATTACCTCCTGTTATTTGTCTTTCTTTTTCTGTTTCTTCTTTTTTGTCTTCTTGTTCTTGCTCAGGCATGATGACGGTGACATCCCTTTCCATCTCACGCCCGATGCCTACTGTGACATCAGCAGGTATGCTTACAAGGGAAATTTCAAAAGGCTGCCATTTCGTCACTCTGTAAACATCTGCATCTTCTCTTTTCTCCTCAAGCCTCATCTCTTTTATCAAATATCCCACCGATGAATTCTTCCTGATACCATCGAGGACATCCTGGAAGATTTCTTCCGCCTTTGCACTCCGTCCAAACCGCACAATTGCTCGGCCTTTTCGGTCAGCAGGGCTGACAAAAACTTTCTCAATGACCCCTACCTGGTCTCTCGGATCATGATCGATGAGTAATGCACCGCCTCGTCTTAACCGTGCTAAATCCACCGCCTCAGGAGAATGGTCGAGTATTTCATATCCAAAAAATCTTTCAACTGGCTCTTCAGAGCTAAAAGATAGTGCAAGGAGCCTATTTTCACGGTCAATATCCTCATTGCGTATCTCATAGCTTCTGAATTGCATACCCATACGGATCTTCTTCATTCCTCTATCTCCTTCTTCATCATGGCTTATGCCTTTTGGGTTAGTTTGAATGGCCATTTTTTTCTCTCCTCCTGCATCTGAGCCTCTTCAGAAATAAGGCTCATATCTTTATCAATATCCTCGATTTTAATGCCGTATCCCTCCATGAGTGCCCGTTCTCTCTTTATTTCCTCGAGGATATCCTCAAAATCAATACCTTGTTCAGCACAAATGCGGGTTCTTGTTGTAAGTCCATTTTTTAATTCCAAAATTTTTGCCTGAACATCTTTCAGCGGGTCTACCCAGTCCCATCGCCTCGGCTGCCATTCTGGGGCTATAAATCTTTCTAATTCTTGAAAAGAAAAAGGCAGCCGCCCTGCAAGGACTGCCATTTCAAGCCATTCTGGATATATTCTTTCAAGAAAGTTGTCTATAAACCAGCTTTGAATATCCATCCAGTATTCACGTTCATCTATTGCCCCTGCACGGAGCGAGGAATAATTCACACTTTCGAGGTCATTACAGAGGGTGTTGTAGTTGCAACCTAAACCAGCAGATATGCCACGAAGCATGGCTTTTACAAAATCAGAAAATTCTGCTGATGGTTGGCCCGGGTCGAATGGCTTAAAATCAACACCAGGGGGTAGCCTTTCAAGGATGCCTGGCTCAACTTCTGTGATAAAGTTGCCATCTGCATCCCTTTCACCTTCGTATGAGGCTCCTTCTATGTCCTCCGTAAAGAATCCCATTTTTGATGCGGCTACCCTTGCGGCCACTACCTCTGCCTCCTCATATGCACCAAGCATACGGAGTTTTATCATTGCAGAGGCAACCCACGGCACGCCTCTCGATTGTGTGGGTCTTTCCTTGATGAAAAGATGTAATATTTCTTCTGCGGGGATGCGAATATGTCGATTACCTGCATATGAACGCTCCCCTGGGTGTTTCTCAAAAAGATGGTAGGCAACTGGTTTCCCATATCTATTTTTCTCAACACCCATAATAATACGATTCCCGTTGGGCAAATCCTGATTCAGGTCTTCATCGAGAAAATCAGCCTCGAGGATTTGCAGGGCGTAACGATATGGATTATCATATCCCCTTATTTTGCAAATCAGCACTTCACCGTCACGGGCTATTGTGCGTAAAATTATCTTTAAAAAATCACGGAGAGATAATGTCTCACAGACAGAAACATACTGTCTTGCCCATCTTCGCCACTCATCCTCAATGATAGAATTTGATTTTATATCGAGGTCATTTGTGGTCTTGAAATAGACCTTACTCTGAAGAATTATTCCCTTTGCACCAACAGTATTTATCTCAAGTTTACGCAGAAAATTGCGCATATAATCATCATTTCGTTCAAGATCTCTTGAGCGTTCTCTTAATCTTTTTAAATTCCAGCGAAGATATTCGTCTGATGTGAGATTTGCCGTTACCCAGTCCCATGTGAGGTTGTTCACCTGGGCGCCCGTGTAATTGCGTTTTCTGGGCTTTTCTTGTTTTCTTCTGAATTTTATTTCAAACCCGAAGAGGTTCATCTGCTAAACCTCGTATAAATTTTATTCAGAGGTTTTAATCCTTTCGCCACTCTTTCTGCTGATAATTCCTGCTCATAAAGGGACTTATATTTACGCCACGCCTGATAAAGTTCACCTGCAGACATATGGCGTATTCTTTTATCGCCAATCTGATATTCGAGGTCTGTGCGGGTCGCCCTGCCCTCAATGGCTGTTTCGAGAGCATCAAGGACTTTTTTAACATGACTTCTGCCATCCACACCTGATGCAGGTGCGGGTAGGACTGTAACTGTCCCTGTCGAAACTGTATAAACATCTTCATCATTGGAGAGCTGTGCAACATAGCTGTATTCGCCTGCGGTTAATTTTGAAGAATCACTTGCAGATATGGTGATGAGATATGAGTATTCAGTATATGCCTCGCCTTGGGCCGTAAAAGAGGAAGAGCTGTTGAAAAAAGTGTAGGTTAAGGTATATTCTGAAGTGGAAAAATCAGAAGAGACATCCAGAATCCATTTGACAGTATCCCCCACCCTGAAGCTGGCAGGCTCGTATTGATATATCTCTGGCATTTAAAAAAGCTAATAGCACAAAAGACGCAAGATGTCTTTACATGATTTTCATCATTTTTACACAATTTTCACAGTTTTTTTGTAAGCCAAAAAAAAATCAAACTTCTCAAGAATCTCCCGCTTCTAAGCGAAGCGAAAGCGGGAGAGGGTTCAATATTTCTATTATTGAAAATCTGTATATACGTATGACACCTCCAACTTTTGCATATTTGAGTTTGCCTTCCTCACACCAATTGTAAATTGTCCGTGGTGTAACTGAAAAAAAATCCGCAACTTCTCTTGGAGTGAATAAAGTTTTTGCTGGTAACTCGATTATGTTTCTTATTTCCATCCTTTTACCCAAGACGATAAGCGCCTATTGCAAAGTGCAAAAGGTTTTTTTGCTTTCTTTTCGTCCAAAATTGCTTGTTTCTGCTCTATTTCGGCCTGTTTTTGTTCAATTTCATATATTTTTGCTTTATTTTCGCTAATTTTTGCCAATTTTTGCTTAATTTTGGCCACGTCAGGATTGATTATGGCATAGGCTGCGATGTTATAGACCCAGAGGTCAAGAATTTCATTGCGTGGCCGTATTTTTTCATATTCTCTAACAGCAAATCCTTTTACAAGCCTTATCCTCACACGCTCTGCGGTGAGCTGTTTGAAGTATTCATCATCGCAGGCACGGGGGAAATGTATGTATCCAGGCCCAAAAGTGTCTATACGAAGCCTTGAGAACAAAATATCCTTTGCAGCTTGAGTGCCGATTTGAAAAAGTTTGACCCTCTCTTTCCCAGCAAGGCGTGGTCTGTTCACAAGCGGGGCATTTGCACTGTTTGCACCTTTCACCGCATAAATCCTGCGGGACTGTCGCTTTTTTACAAAGTCATAAACCTTTTTCGGCAGATAGCCTGAATCTACAGCAACACATGAGATTTTGAGAATCATACCTGCATCATTGACGAAGGTTTTTTGTAAATAGTCATCAAGTTCATTCCAGACATCAAGGCCGATTGTGGGACCGTAAAATATCCTGTGTTCTATGTGCCAACTTTCCTCTTTTGCACCCCAGCCCACAACAAGAACTTCAATTCTGTCGTCCTGGATATCGCAGGCAGCAGTTAAAACCGCCACGGCCTCGGGGATCGTCTCATAATCTTCACGTCTTTTTGAAATTTCTGTATCCTCAATCTGTTCACCTTCTTCTTCCCAGGTTTCTCCGAGAGATGTATTTACAAACACTTGCATTGTTTCTGGTTTTTTCTTTGCTTCGATATAACGATATGCAAGATTTGCAAATGACACCCAGGGCGAATACAGCTCGTTAATCCAGAATCCTGCAATTTTGCCTGTTGATTTCTCGGGTATCCATTTGCCCTGCTTCAGAATTCTGTATTTGTCTGTATCGGTTATGACACCCTTGCAAAATGGGCAAATGTAAACAGCATCTGATGGGTCATGTTCTGAAAAAGATAAGTTTTCAAATCGAAGTGGCTGAAATTGTCCGCAATGTGGGCATGGGACATGAAATTTTCTTTTGTCAGATAGTTCATATGCAAGTTCAATGCGAGATAACCCCTTACGGGTAGGTGTAGAGAACATGCCTATTTTTCTGTTCCAGAATGCAGTTGTCCTCTTCATGGCGAGATTAACAGGGTCGCCCTCTGCCCCTGCACTTATGGGGTATCGGTCAACTTCATCACAAAGTAAAACTCTAATCGGCCTTGCGGCAAGGGATGCAGGAGAGTTTGCACCTGCAATGGCAACGTATCCACCTATAAAAATCTTATGCAGAATCATGTCATCTGTCTTTTTTGCCCGTTCACTCACCGATATTTTTTTAGCGAGGGTTTTTGTGTCACGGAGCATGGGCTTGAGACGTTCTTTTGAGAATGTCTTTGCATTGTCGAGGGTAGGCTGGATGACAAGGATTGAGCATGGATCCTGGTCGATGTAGTAGCCAATGACGTTAAGCAAAATCTCTGTTTTTCCCACTTGAGAGGATGACATAACCACAACTTGCTCGATAGTAGGATCGCTGAACGCATCCATTATGCCACGCTGATATTCTGCCCTTTCGGTAAACCAGCGGCCGGGTTCGGCAGAACTCTCAGGACTTAACGCTCTGTTTTTGTCTGCCCACTCGCTTACACTGAGTTTTGGACGCTTTACTATTGCGCTCAGTATGGCTTGATGGATTATTGCTTCTGCTTGTGTTGTAAGTGCTCCAGTTTCTAATCTCATCTTTTAATTCCTCAACTAAACGGTCTAAAATATCTTGTGCCTCTGCTGGTGTTTTGCATACAGGCACGATCAGGGGTGCTGCCTTCGATGGCCATGATGATATTTTTGCATTGATACGGCCAAGGACATCGAGAAAGACTTTCATAATTTCATCAACATCAACCAGCTTGCCCTTTTCTTTTTCAAGCTGGAGGGCTTTTCTATCAGCTTGAATTTTCGTAAGCCTTGCCCTTTCATGTGTCAATGAGGAAGTCGAATCAACGGTATTTTTTGCTTTCAAATGAGCTATATACTTTTGAACCGCCTCGGCACAATCCACATACCCTTTATCAGGTTTGGGCAAGATACCTTCAGTCGAAAATTGGTAATATTTTTGATAAGGTATACGCAATATTTCACAAAGTTCTTTAACTTTTATCGTAGCCATTTTTCACCTATGAAATTCATTTCGTAGCTTAAAAAATTTTGCAGCTTTGCCCGCCGCATCGGGCATCTCCGAGGAAGGACCCGCCGATTTTTCACAACCCACAATCGTCATATTTGCCCCACAATCAATTTTTTTATGGGGGGGGATATAGGGTAGTATAGCCCCCTTCAAAAAAATGCAATGTCGATTAAATATGACGATTTCAGAGGCATTTTTTAGGTATATCTGACCCCTATTTTTCATAATACACCCTCAACCTTGTTTGGGGCGGGTCGCCATATTCTTTCCGTGCATTCAAACTCACTATCTGGCTATCATCACGAATAACAATGCCTGTGATTGCATCGATGACGGCCTTTAAAAGATTATCGAGGTCTGGCTTTTTTACATGGTCAATAACTTTCTTTGGGATTGATTTAGGGCGTGCAAACACGAATTCAACCTCAAGGGATACGGCTTTATCGGAAATGTAAACGGGACATTGTGCTGCGATCTGTGCTGCAATAGTCTGCTTGTATTCTTTGCTTTCCTTCGGGTCATATACGCCGATGAA